TTTGAGGTGAATGTTTTTGACCCAGGCGTATCGACAAGGAAAAGTGGGTTTTCTTCTAATGAAGCCGGCTTTACGATTAGGACGGGAGACACCGACGCCGACAAGATGTTAATTACTCCAGGGACAGGAAGCCCAGAGGGTGTTGTCACTGGTCGCATAGGTGATATGTTTTTGCGCACAGACGGAGGAGCCAGCACGACCTTATATATAAAAGAGTCTGGCACATTAACCAATACCGGATGGGTGGCAAAGTAATGTTTAAACTGATAGACAGCCAATATACGAGGTAATAAATGAAGCTTACAAAAGTACCTACAACAGCAAACACACCAGTATAGAGAGTGGGTAAATAATGTTTAAAGATAAAGGGAATAGATGGCTCACTACTGGCCTGTTCGCTGAGACAGCAGCAGGTAATAAAGAGTTTATCATTATGACCCTCGAAGAGGGGAGGGAGCGCTTTGTCGAGCTGAAAGATATGACAGGGTATAAGTTCGCTAATGCGCATCTGGGGGGCTATGCCCACTGGAAGGCGCTAGAGAACAGTACGTTCCATTGCCATATAGAAGATTGGAAAGAGGAGTTGGAAGTAGCCATACGTTGCGAGTCACTTGAGCGTATAGCTTCTGAAGCTGAAGGCGGTCACTACCAGGCTAATAAGTTCCTGGCTGACCGAGGGTGGGATGTCAGAGAAGCTGGCAGGCCATCTAAGAAAGAAGTTGAGAAGAAAGTAAATAGAGAAGCTAAGGTGGTGGAAGCCTCTAAGCGTTTCCTGACACCGTTGAGGTAAAGTATGACCTGGAGAAAAGCAGCAGAAACTCACATCGCTAAGATGGACGCAGATACTATAGAGCGCAGAGAGTTATGTTTAGCTGATCTTCGAGTATTTGCCAAGACAATGAATCCACAGTACGCGTATGGTGATATCCATATGGAACTGTACAAGTGGATGATGGAGTATTCTCTATTCGGGCGAGGGGAGACACTGACCGCTAATAAGCTAGTCATGTTACCGCGGGCTCACTTAAAATCTCATATGGTTGCTACAGCGTGTGCCTGGTTAATTACTCGGCACCCTGAAGTCACTATGCTATATCTATCTGCTACCAGTGAGTTGGCAGAGACACAGCTTTACGCCATAAAGAATATATTTGAGAGTGATGCTTACCAACACTTCTTCCCAGAGTATATCCACCCCCAAGAGGGGAAGAGGGAGATGTGGAATAACCGTAAGATAAGTATCGATCACCACAGTAGAGGGGATGAGGGTATACGAGATGCCACTATTGCTACTGCAGGGTTGACAACAAATACTACCGGCTGGCATGCTGATATCATTATCGCTGACGATATAGTGGTACCAGAGAATGCGTATACGATGGAAGGGAGGAGCCTGGTTACTAAGAAGGCTTCCCAGATGACATCGATCAGGAACGCTGGTGGATTCACATTAGCCTGTGGTACCAGATACCACCCTGCTGATGTCTATGACACCTGGAGGCACCAGGAGTATGAAGTCTACGATGATAACGACGAGCTGGAAGATACACTTCCGGTATGGGATATCGTTGAGCATGCTGTAGAAACTAAAGGGGAGTTCCTCTGGCCTAGATCGGAGAAAGGGGGTAAGGTATTCGGATTCAACAAGAACGTCCTCTCGCGTATCAGAGGGGAGTATGATGATATCGTTCAGTACTACGCACAGTATTACAACGATCCGAATGACCCAGGTAGTGATCGGATCCAGAGAGATAGGTTCCAGTACATAGAAGAGCAGAGTGTACGGTTCTTAGAAGGGCGGTGGAATGTTCGTGGTAAGCCATTGAATGTTTATGCGGCAATCGATTTCGCATACACTACCAACAAGAAGTCGGATTACACGGCTATCGTAGTTATCGGGATAGACCCTGATGGTTACATATACGTATTGGATATGGACAGATTTAAGACTGATAAGATCAAGACGATGTTCGATCACTTAGTGGTCATGCATCAGAAGTGGTCATTCAGGAAGTTGAGGGCGGAGGTTACAGCCGCTCAGAGCATGATTGCTGGAGACTTCAAGGACTATATCAGGCAGGAGGGGATGTCGTTAAGTATTGACGAGAACCGTCCTACCAGGAATGAAGGGTCTAAGGCAGAGCGTATAGCTGCTATCCTAGAGCCGCGGTATGAGAACTTAACTGTATACCATACTAAGGGAGGGTTGACTAGCGCCCTAGAGGAGGAGCTGATACTAGCCCGTCCCAAGCATGACGATCTCAAGGATACTCTGGCCAGTGTAGTACAGATAGCCGTAGCACCTAGAGGGTTGGGTCAGCTGGGAGTTAAGAAGTCTAATATAGTTTATAATACACGTTTTGGTGGAGTATCGAATGGCAGGTAAGATAGCGGAATTAACTGGGATGTTTGATCGGGTGAAAGATCAGTCCGGAAGGAACATCGCTTATATGTGGGATAACTACACCAGCCAACGAGACAGCTGGGTAGAGGAGTATAAGGAGCGGAGGAACTATATCTTTGCCACTGACTCCACAACGACATCTAACCAGGGTATGTGGAAGAACTCTACTACAATGCCTAAGCTGTGCCAGATACGGGATAATCTTCACAGTAACTATTTAAGTGCTATATTCCCCAACGACAATTGGTTACGTTGGGATGCTTACGATAAGGTTGCGAACAGCAAGGAAGTTCGCAAAATGATAACTGCATATATGCGACATAAGATGATTCAGTCTGACTTAAGGAGTGAAGTTAGTGCACTACTATATGATTACATTGATGTTGGGAACTGTTTTGCCGAACCTGAATGGGATTATGGTACACAGTCCGTGGATGGTAATGGCCAGTATGCAAGTTCTTATGTCGGCCCTAGGTTAAGACGGATCAGTCCACTGGACATCGTATTCAATCCGATGGCACCGACGTTTGAAGAGTCACCAAAGATTATTCGTTATATCAAATCAATTGGTGAGATTGCTAAGCTTGCAGAGAATGACCCTTCCTGGGCAGAGGCGTATGCCAAGACCAAGGAGATGAGGTCAGCTGCAGGTAACTACAGCATTGATGATTTCCATAAAGCTCTGGGTTTCAGCGTAGATGGCTTCGGTGACATGAAGGAGTATTACGGTGATCAGTACGTTGAGATCTTACGATTCTTAGGGGACTACTACGACAGTGAAGAAGACAAGCTGCACCAGGGTAAAGAGATCATTATCATTGATCGCAGTATCACCGTGGGTATGTCGGACATTACTTCTCCCGTAGGTGTAGGCAATATTAGCCATGCAGGGTGGAGGAAGCGTCCTGACAATCTATACGCTATGGGGCCGCTGGATAACCTGATAGGCATGCAGTACCGTATAGACCACCTGCAGAATCTTAAGTCCGATGCTATGGACTTATGTGTTCATCCACCACTGGCTATCCAGGGGGATGTAGAACCCTTTGAGTGGGCTCCAGAAGCTGTTATCCAGATCATCGGTGAAGGCAGTGTTACTGAACTAACTAAGAGTGTTCAGGGCATGGCTATAGCAGAGCAAGAGATCACTTTGCTAGAACAGCGTATGGAAGAGTATGCTGGTGCGCCTAAGCAAGCTATGGGGATTAGAACTCCAGGAGAGAAGACAGCATTCGAAGTGCAGTCACTAGATAACGCAGCAGGTAGGATCTTCCAGGAGAAGGCAGTGACCTTCGAGATAATGCTGGAGAACTGTCTGAAGGGGTTGCTTGCAGAAGCTCAGCTACATGAGGCTGGTACTACTGTACCGCTTATGGATGAAGAGTTGGGGTTTGTAGACTTCTCTGTGATCACTAATAACGAACTGGTTAAGAACGGTACAGTGCGTCCAGTAGGTGCTAGACACTTTGGACAGACTGCCATGATCATCCAGAACTTAACTAACACAATGAACGGTGGCCTGGGGCAGCTAATAGCTCCACACCTTAGCGGTAAGGCTGCAGCAGCATTAGTTGAAGATGTCTTCGAGCTAGGTAAGTTCGATCTGATACGACCTAACGCGGCGGTTCATGAACAGGCTGAGACACAATCAATAGCCAACACTGCTAACGAGACATTGGCAGTAGAAGCGGAGACACCAGGAGTGGCAGAGGATGAGACTGAGCAGTAAAGTAACATCAGCGCTACCAAAGGATGTTTCCAAAGAAGAATTTGAGAAGAGGTGTAAGGCGGTTGAAGATCTATTCGACCACTTTGCTCTCGTCTTAAGTCGTACCCTAGAAGCTCACAAAGCTGATCTTAAGCAACCTAAGCAGTATGATGTTGCTAACTGGGCGTACAAACAGGCAGACTCCATAGGGTATCAAAGAGCCCTGGAAGAAGCTATTTCATTACTCAAAATTAAGGACTTATAAGATGACCGACCAGTCTATCTTCAATCAAACAGAAGCCACTCCACAAGAGTCTGCTTCAGAAGGCGTAAAAGAAATCTCAGGGGTAGACCAGCTCTTAGCAGGTATCACTAACGCCGAAGGCAATCAGAAGTATGCAACTATAGAGGACGCCTTGAAGGGCTTGAACTCTGCACAGGAGCATATCAGTCGTTTGGAACAAGAAAACACTACGTTCAAACAGGGGGTGGAGAAGTCCACTACTCTCCAAGACGTTCTGAATGCTATGAAACCTCAAGAGAGCGAAGCAGCACCCACAAGTGCTCCAACACTCGATGAGGGTACAATTGCTGAATTACTAGAGAAAGTAGTTGAGCGCCGAGATACAGCATCAGCCCAGAAATCTAATGCTTCGAAAGTAGCTAGTAAATTTCAAGAGGTTCATGGCGAGGAAGCAGAGGCTAAGTATTACGCAGCTGCAGCAGAAGTAGGTTTCTCTAAAATGGAGATTAACCGTCTATCCGCATCCAACCCAACAGCTGTATTAAAACTGCTCGGTGTCACAGCCGAAACAGGAACTGTTAAGCCAGCCCTACGTTCAGATGTAACAGCAGCTAGCTTTGCAGGCAATGAAACGGAGAAACCTAAGTTTAACCCTTTCCAGCCTTCTGCCAATTCCTCATTGGATAAATGGAAGAAGTCTGCGGAAGTAACTAATAAGCGCTTAGGCCTCTAACTCTAACTTTAAGGAAATCAAGTAATGGCAATTACAACCCAATCGAACACTTCGTTCATTGAAGCGGAACAGTATTCCGACTTCATTCTTTCAACTCTACACGATGGCTTGCTACCTAGCACGTTCTATCGTAACGTCTCAGACTTCGGCTCAGGTGAAGTTCTGAATATCAAAACTATCGGTGAGGCTCAGATCCAAGAGGTGTCAGAAGACGCCCCTATCAAGTACAGCCCTATCGAGACTGGTGAAGTAGAACTCCGTATTACTGAGTATGTAGGCGATGGTTGGTATGTGACCGACAAAATGCGTCAAGACGGTTCACAGATCGAGACTCTATTGGCTGCCCGTGGGAGTGAAGCTACTCGCGCTATCCAGGAGTATTTTGAGACTCAAGCTTTCGATACTTTGAATGCTGCCCAGACTAACAGTGATCCAAACGATATCAATGGCTTTGCCCACCGTATCGTTTCAGCTGAGACTAATGGTGTCTTCTCTACCGCTCATCTGATCGCCTTACGCTTGGCTTTTAACAAAGCTGAAGTTCCAATGGGTGGTCGTATCGGTGTCGTAGATCCAATCGTTGAAGCCACGCTGAACACTACTTACCAGATCGTCTCTGGCGACCTGAACGCTAACCCAACTTCTCAGGCAATCTTTGAAGGTGGCTTTGCTCGTGAGCACTCGTTCGTGACCAATATCTTCGGCTGGAGTATCATGACTTCTAACCGTCTACCTAAAGGTAGTGTCGGTGACGGTACCACCACTATTGCAGATGGTGTTGCTAACTTGTTCATGTGTGTACTGGATGATAACGTTAAGCCGCTTATGGCTGCATGGCGTCAAGTCCCTAAAGTTGAAGGGGATCGCAATAAGGATCTACAGCGTGATGAATTCGTTCAGACTGCTCGCTTCGGCTTTGGTGCTCAGCGTTTAGATACCCTGGCTGTCCTTGGCACCAGTGCTACTGACTACGTTTAAACCAGGCTAGTACCTCTCCAGGTGGCGGGGTACTTACTAAATATTTTTTAAAGGAAATTAATATGTCATATGAAACAGGTACAAATGGCCTAGGTGTAGGTCAACGCTACGGTGAGCGGGAAGTTGGTAATGTACAAGGCATTACTTCTTCTGCTTCCGGTGAAGCTCGGTTGGTATTCGAGTTTGATGGCGATGATGCAGCTGCTCTAGCCGCACAGAGTTATACTATCCCTGAAGGGTACGGTATGATCTCTTCTTGCTACTTAGAAGTTAGCGATAACGCATTCGCTTCTGGTACAGTCGATCTGGACATTGGTGGCAGCCCCATCAATACCGCTCCTGTCGCCCTTACCTCTCTAGGTATGGTAGATGTACCGCTAGGTGCAATTGAGCCTATCGACAGCACAGACGTCATTACAGTCTCTAATCCGACTGCTGCCGTTGCTAATGCTGCAGGCTCTTACGCTAAAGTAGTTGTAGAGTTTACACGCGTCTAAGTAGTATTCGGGGCATGGTATCTATTACCCTCTGCCCCTTTCTTTCCCTAGGAGATAAATCAGCATGGCAGAGCATAATACCCTTACAGGGTCTTCACTACACGAACCCAAGGGGGTTGCTACAGCAAGCGCAGGCGAGGTGTATGTATCTGACGGTCTAGGTTCAGGTGCCTGGTCAGTAGCTCCAGGTTTTTATAATACTAAAGTTATAGTGAGGGATATATCAGACCTCCCTGATCCGGTTAGCGGAAACATAACTTTAGCGGCAGGAACAACTTATATTTTAGATGGCTCCATTTCACTCGGTGCCAACACATTAACATACAGTAATAACACTTTCACTTTCGGACATAACGGCCTCGTAGACGGTTTTACATATTCTGGAACGGGTTCTATGATCAACTCCTCCAACCAGTTCGGAATGGTTGCACACTTCCTTACTACCACAAACCTATCGTCATCTGTATTCAACCTGTCAGGTGCTATAGATGATACCGTTATTATGTCCAGGAACTTTATCACGGCAGGCGGTTCGATGGGGACTATAGACAATCGTGGTATTACGGCGATGGATAACATGGGGGTTGTTGGCGCTCCAGGAGGGGGTTTCTTATTCACGGGCTCTCATAACAGGTTAACAGTTTCAGACGGATTCTTCATATCGTGGACAGGTACTATGTTCGACTTGAACGGTGCCACCTTTGATTATGTAACTTTCGGTGAGGGGAACCAGTTTACAGTAGCATCAGGCTCGGTTGGTATAGATGGTTTGGTGTCAAGTGGAAACCTGAACTCCGGAGGTAGAGGGATTATCGGAGGTAATATCTTCACCGGGGCTGGTACTTATATTTCGGACATAGCATCTTCAGATTTACAATGGGAGTTTGGTGGGAACCAAGGGGTTACAGACAGTGCCACTCTAGGGGGGTATTCTAAGGATTCTGGCAGAGATGATACTGTTCTTATTACATCGACTCCAGTTAAGATTGTGGGGACTTCCACCCTAGCAGCCGCTTCAGAACGTTTTGATGACGGCAGTGCTGATAACAGGTTATCGTACATAGGGCTTGAGGATGTTAAAGTCTCCCTTGGTGGGACAGTTGTTGGACAGTCTTCGGGTGGGTCGAACATCACTTGTGATATAACTGCTGTTACAACTTCAGGGAGTGTGGATGTTATCAGCGGAGTAGAGTTTCCAACAGGGGCGGATGCTTCGTTCTCTTTCCAAGTCCCTGTAGAGCTGTCGAACCTGGATACGATAGAGCTGTGGATCACTAGAACATCTGGCTCTCAGGATCTGGATTGTGCATTCTTCCAAATGTTTGCGGTAAGTGGCTAAGGTTAAAGAGGGTAGATAATTATGGCGAAGAAAGGTGAAACTAAGGCCTCTGCTAGTAAACGCTCCAAAGCTCAAAGGAAGTTTAATAGTAAGCCTGAGCAGAAGAAGAATCGCGCTAAGCGTAATAAGGCTCGTAGAGAGGCTATAGCGAGTGGCTCGGCTAGTAAGGGGGACGGTAAAGATATAGGGCATAAGAAGCCATTAAAGAATGGTGGGAGTAATGCTAAGTCTAATCGTAAGGTTCAGGATGTTAAGTCCAATAGAGCTGAAGGTGGCAAGATTGGTAACAAAGCGGGTAAGGCCCGCGGTGGCCGTAAGGGAGGGAAGAAGAAATGAAGTATTCATTGCTTGAGATGACAATAGATATACTTTCTGACATGGACTCTGACCTCGTTAACGCGATAGGGGATAGTGAGGAGAGTGAGCAGGTAGCGCGAATAATCAAGAGTTCATTCTTTGAGATTATCAGCCGCAAAGACTGGCCTCATTTGAGGAAGACCGTTACGCTAGAGAACAGTAATGATACGGCTATTCCAAACCAGCTTATGATACCAGAGGGGACTTCTAAGCTAGAGTTCCTGTCGTACAGCCAGCGGGTTAAGGAAGAGGATAGAGCTTCCTTTAAAGAGTTGAAGTATCTATATCCCGATGAGTTTATTCGTAAGATGAACATCATCAGCAACCCTGATAACGATAATGTGGATACCATCAGTATTAATGGTACCGACTTGTTTATTCAGAATGATGTTGCTCCAACTTACTACACCAGTTTTGACGATGTATCAATCATCACCGATAGCTATGTAGAAGATCTATCCACTACCCTCCAAGGGGCAAGCGCTCAATGTGTAATCTACTTTGAGCCCTCGTGGGCAGTAGAAGATGACTTCGTACCTGACCTGCCCTCTGAAGCGTTCCCGTTACTAATAGCGGAAGCGAAGAGTATCTGTTTTGCTCGAATCAAACAGCAGATAGATCAGAAGGCTGAGCAGCAGGCCATACGAGGCAATATAGCGATGTCTCAGCGAGGTTGGGCAGTCAAGGGTGGGGTTAGATACCCTAACTACGGAAGGCGCTCTGGTAAGTCAGGCGGCGGTAATCATTTTAATCCGAGGCAGTATTCTGGTGAAAGCTAAAAAAGAGTTAATCGTTAAGACCAACAAAGTTGGCGAATATAGAATAGTCTATGAAGGAGGTGGCCCTGCACCTGCCGCCCTCCAGGGGGCTTGGACTAAGATGAAGGTAGCCAAAGATGCCATTAAACTATACCTCATTAGGGATGTAGTGACAGAGCAGGAAGAGCTTGAGGAGAAGAACCGTGTCGAAGCTGCCCAGAAAGAGGTGGCTAAGAAGAACCTCAAGGCGATTAAAGACAAAGCAGTGGCGAAGAAGGCTAAACAGGCTGAGAAGCAAGCGGAGAAATTAGATGGCGAAGGGTCGGATTGAGTTTAATACGTTTGTCAAGGGGTTGGTAACAGAGGCTGGCCCTCTAACCTACCCCGACAATGCCTCCTTAGATGAGGCTAACTATGTCCTCAATAGGGACGGCAGTAGACAGAGACGATTCGGTATGGGGTTCGAGGATGACTACGTACTCCACCCTCTGGACTCTCTAACCACTGGGGCAGTAACTTCTCACCGTTGGGAGAATCCAGATAACATAGGGGACTTTGAGATCCTAGCAGTTCAGGATGGGAACAAGTTAAAGTTCTTCAATGCGAACTCTGATGTGATAACTGCAGATTCCATCTCCACAACCCTCACCCTAAGTCAAATTGATGCCACCACGATCATGTCAATGACCTCTATCGATGGGAAGTTGTTTATAGCGGGAGGGGACGACCTCGTATACACCCTATCGTATAACAGGGATTTCGAGACAATAACCATAAAGAACTATGCTCTGCATATGAGGGATCTGTGGGGTGTGGATGACGGCCTTAGCCCTGGTGAGCGCCCTGAAACCCTCTCTGAAACCCACAGGTACAACCTACGTAACCAGGGATGGCCAGAGATATTCATGTGTGCAGGTAAGGCCAATGGAGGGGAGGGAGGCAATGAAGACCCTCTTGATAACACCTTCTCTCATCAAGGCTTCTACCCATCTAACTCGGACGTTATTCACGCTAACTTCCTTGAAGCTTCCGATCATGTCTCCTCCATAGGGGCGTACTCGTCTTGGGGGTTGTACAAGGGGACTGAGGGGACGATAGAAGCGGGCAGGGGGAGCAAGATACTTGAAGATATATGGGATCGAGGCGGGGCCAGGTTGGATGTCTCAGATGTATCTACAGGGTTGCCGGCTGATAAGGCTCTAGGTGGAGTTACCAATGTCGCTGCTTATGCGGGGAGGTTGTTCTACTCTTTCCAGCAGACCTCTCTGACAGGCAGTGATGACAACTCTCCAAACCTCAACACCATGATCGCCTTCTCTCAGGTAGGTACCGAGAACGCTCAGAAGTGCTATACCCAGAACGATCAGACATCTGAGAACTTTAATGATGTACTAGCTACGGATGGAGGGTTCGTAGTTATTCCAGAGATGGGGGAGGTGTATGCCTTAGCCCCTCTAGGAAACTCCCTGTTCGTTATTGCGTCCAACGGAGTGTGGGAGATACATGGAGGGGAGAATACCTTCTCAGCGACCAACCAGAGCCTCTCAAAGACATCCTCTATAGGGGCTTTGAGTCGTAAGGGAGTTTTGACTGCCGAAGATGGGGTAGCGTACTGGGCTAAGTCAGGACTGCAGGTGATCTCTATAGACCCTACATCCCTCCGCGGAGTGTCGACTAATATAACTCAGGCGACTATACAATCCCTCTACGACTCCATTCCACAGGATGCTAAGAGGGAAGTTACATCTGTCTACGATAATGCTTCTCGCCAGATGAGGTGGCTGTATAGATCTACAACCCTCCCTAGCGGAAACCTGTATGACTCAGAGTTGATATACGACCTGAACTTACAAGCATTCTATAAGAATGAGTTTAACGCTATAGATTCCGCAACTGATACTGCCTACGTTATGGGGTATATCGATGTAGCGGATATCATTATCTCTCAGCCAATAGTCACCCCAGTTACTGATGGGGGAGTTACCGTGACGGACGGTGGGGAGGATGTTACTGCAGGGATACGTACTGTATCGGAATCTACCAAGCTATCCACTAAGTTCTTAGTTGCCGTTAAGGAAGCAGGGGATTGGAACTACACCGTAGCTCAGCTGGGTAACATAGACTTCTATGACTGGCCAGAGATTGGTGATGGTATAGACAGCCCAGCCCGATTGGTTACTGGCTACTGGACAGGTGGTAAGTCGACTCAGGATAAGCGCATGCCTTACCTGTTCACTCACTTCAGACGTACAGAGCAAGGGTTTACGGATGAAGGGAATGAAGGGGGGTTTGAACCTATCGGCCCGAGTAGTTGCTTAGTACAGGCCCAGTGGGAATGGACTGAGACAGAAGCTGCTGGAAGGTGGGGAGTTGAGTTTCAAGCTTACAAACTTCCTAGGTTATATACGCCAGAGGATGTCAATGACTCGATGGACTATGGGTATACAGTCGTAACTACTAAGAATAAAGTCAGAGGGAGAGGTAACGCATTAAGTTTAAACTTCACATCTGAACCAGGTAAGGACTGTCATATTTATGGTTGGAATACAGAAATATTAGAAGAAGATACTTGATGAGGTTTACTTTTAGCGATTCTGTGCGTAACTATAGTTATAGGCCGCCGGGGCTGTAAGAAGGTATTAGAGAGTATAAGACAGTATAAGAAGGTATAAGATAGTATAAGAAGGTACTCTTCTTCTTTATTAATATAAATACATAGAGAGGTGTTATGACTAAGTTAGCAGGGTTAACAACTTATGGCGGTACCTCTCTTGTTTCTAATGTTGAATACAGGGAGAGGGTGTTAAGGTTAGAGGATGCTTTAGTCAGAGAGTTTGGTGAAGGTGATCCTGATATTATAGCGCCAGTTAATCATTATCACTGTGAAGGGAACTATGCCAGAGAGATCTTTATTGCTAAGGATACATGCGTCATAGGGAAGATTCACAAGCATGAACATATCAATGTTATTTCCCAAGGGAAGTGCCTAGTGGTTACAGAGGAGGGGGAGGAGGAGTTAACAGCCCCTCTCACCTTCATATCTAAACCTGGCATTAAGAGGGCCGTGTATGCGTTAGAAGATACGGTCTGGACTACTGTGCATCCAACTGACAGTACCGACCTAGAAGAGATAGAGAGTGAGGTTATAGCGCCAAGTTATGACGATCTCGACAGTAAACTTATTGAGGGGGATGTATGAGTTGGTGGGCAGTAGGGGCAGCAGTAGTAAGTACGGTAGTCTCGGAGAGACGATCCCGTAAGGTACAGGGGGCCCAGGAAGAGCAGACTAAGATCGAGAGGGCTATTGGAGGGGAGAAGGCCGCTAGGTCTAAGAGGGTGGCCAGGGCTAAGGCTCAGTCAGCTCAGGCAGAGCTGACGAATGTAGCGGCGGCCAGTGGCCAGGGTGTCAGCAGTGCAGCCATAGTAGGAGGGCAATCAGTTAGAGCCCAGCTGTCAGAGAACATCGGTGGTATTAACAGGGCTACTTCCGAAGCTAATATCTTGACTAATGCGGCACAGAATGTCGCTAATGCATCCAGAGTAGGTGTTGGTGAGAGGTTGATAGGGACGGCAGGTAGTATAGCAACTTCTTCTCTAGCTTCCAGTCTCGGAAGTAAACTGGCAAGTAACGACAAAGACAAAACAGTTGGTTAAATTCTTTTCTTCTCAGAGGCGAGAGGTTATATGAGTAAGTATGAAGTAGAAGAGAGCGACGTACAGACGTTCTCAGCAGAAGTAACAGAGCAGGCATACACTGACCCTACTGAAATGCAACGTGGCTCAGAAGCCGCGTATGACGCTTCAGTGGCATCTGGCAGAGGGGAGGATGGAGAGCGGGTATACGATCAAGTAAACAATGACCCAGACTACCTATCTAAGTCAGCTGAAGATCTAGCTGCTAAGCACAGCGAAAGGTATATCAGTGACCTGAATGAGCGGATTGAGACAGGTATAGCTGCAGGGAGCCCGCCTTCCACAGAGGAAGTGACGGATAGCTTGCAAAGCTTCCAGTCCGCTAACATGGGAGTGTGGCAGGGGTATAGAGATGAAGTGGAGGGACAGCCGTATGCTGCTGACTTGACTGATTCTGAGAAAGACGAGTATGCCATCATGAGTTACCTTCAGCATCAAGCTATGCTGGTTGGTGACGAGATGGGGTTTGGTGACTATGTAGTGGACATAGGTTCTTTCCTTGGCCCTGATGTAGAGAATATCAGGATGAATGAAGTAGCCAAGATAGTCGGTATGGAATATACCGCTATGGATGCTCTGGACTACTCTGACTTCCTGGGGAGACTAAGTGTTAGAATTAAGACCTTGCCACCAGAAGAAGCGGTTAAGGTTGTGGATTCAATCGTAGATGGTTGGGAAGATATACTTGGCGATAACCGCATCATGTTGAAAGAGACATTGATGAACCTGACAGGTAATTATGATAGAGACTCTTTGTCGTTATTCGCTAAGTTCGGTGTAGCAGATCAAGCTGTGACCACTGCTACCATCGTGGGAGGTATTGCTACTTCCGTACCGAAATGGCTGATCAAGACCACCAACGTTATCAACAGGGCTGTGAAGTCAGGTAACGTCAAGGGTGCGTCTATGATCGTATCTAAGGGGTTGGCCGGTGGGTTGGTAAGGGGTGGAGTAGATGTGCTGGATGCAGCTGCTACAATCGTCCCTGGCGGGCAGACACTGATGAAGATGGTACCTGGATCTAACAGCCGTATGGCAGCTCAGATCCTTAAGACACAGCAAGCAGTGGGGTTGAACCTAGCTAAAGTAGAAGAAGTTAGCGAGTATGGTTTGGCACTAAAGCCTGCTGAGAGGGAGTTGGCTATAAGCCGTGAGGTTAAGGCGTTACAGAAAGAAGATGTTCTAACTGACATCCTCCACGTAGAGCAAGATGCCAAGGGGTTTAAGATCCAGTATCGAGTAGGCGCTGAAGGGGAGGAGAGGGTTAGAGAGTCGTTCTTCAAAGTTTCAGATTCTACTACATTCGAGTCTGACGGTATCAAGGGGTATAGTGCCCTAGATGCTCACATTACTTCTCCATTGTTCCGCTTTAAAGATGATGGTGAGATGCTGGTACAGCTTCCCGCTCAGATGAACTTCCAAGCTGGTGCCATACGTGAGAGTTACGATAAGGCTATCAGGGGTGCTGTAGGGAGTTTGAATAAGGGGGAGTTTAAGAAGATAGACGCTCTGTTACTGCAAGGGGATGAGGCTGAGAAGGTTTATACCGCACAGGAGTTACTGTCCGGTACCACTGGAGTAGTGTACACAGAGAAGGAAGTAGCTGCATACAAAGGGATTAGGCAAGTAGTCGACCACATGCACTACGCTAAAGACAAGCAGATCTTGGATATGCGTAACGCTCAAGGGATTAAGATAGTGGACTGGGCAGATGATTCTGTACCAATGAAACGCTATGATGATGCCAATGCTGCCCGGATGGGATTTGAACAGTCTTCCACTCACACTCACGCTATTGGAGTTATGAAAGCTGACGGCTCTATTACCACACATAGATTTGAGAAAGCTAGTGATATGTCAGAGGAGTGGATAACTGACAAGTATGGTAAAGGGTTTAGGTTAGCTAAGGTTACGGAAGGGAGGTTTATCAAAGGGGAGGGGACTAACTTAGAATGGGCATTGGTTAAAGATGATGCGTTCATGCCCCCTTCACCTGGGGCTCTAGGGCAACGTACTGGCTACATGCCTAAGATCGCTAAGGATGGACACTTCTTCGTTAAGCAGGAGAGTACGCTTAATATCGGTGGCAAGGAGGTGAGTGGTATTCCACACACTCTCCGCTACTTCGATAACCATGCAGATGCAGTAACCTGGATGGAGAGACAGCCTGACACTTCTAAGCTGCATGTACTGGCTGACGGTGAGATGACTGCCGCGGCTAGGGAGGCTGAGTATACTAATATCTCTCGTGGACAGTTCACTGGAGCTAGGAAGAAAACTTCAGTTCCATTCGGCCTAGAAGAGAAAGCTCAGTTAGCTGAGAGGGAGAGTGCCTTACACGGACTACAGCGTTATGTAAACCACCTGTCTAAGCAGATGCCCATAAGCCTGTTTAGAGCGGGCATACGGGAACGTTGGGAGAAGACAGCCAAAGACCTAGGGGTGGTACCTGGAGGGGCTACAGGGAGCTTTGATGACCTCCTACTGGCTGCTGATACTAAGCACCCGTCTTACGGCTTTGTTAAAGACTCTCACGCACAAGTAGGGTTGATCAGTGGAGTACCAACTGCATCAGAGAAATCTATGATGGCTAAGACTTCCGCTATCGCCTTATGGTTTGAACGTAAGGGGTTGGGTGGGATTGCTAAGAAGTTACATGGTAAGAACATAGTCGACTCTACCCTGGGTACAGTGAGGGGGGCTACATTCCATTCATTACTCGGTATGTACAATCCAGCTCAGTACTTAGTACAGGCTTCTGGTGGCTTAATAGCGCTGTCGGTTAACCCGATACATGCAGCTAAGGCGGTACCCCAGTCTATGGCCTATCAGGTGCTAGACAGGATGATTGCCAGCAAGCCAGCTAAGATGGACACGTATCTAGCCTGGATGGAGAAGAAGGGGTTGGATGTAGATGGATATAAGGCTTGGGATAAGAGTGGGATTAAGCAGAGTATTACATCTTCCAACTTAGACTATGAAGGGTTGTGGGCTAACTTGCCATATGATGCGGGTACTATCCGCAAGGTTATGGCTAACGATACATTCTTCTTTAAGTCGGGAGAATTGGTTAGTGCCAGGTTATCATTCGCTACAGCGTTCAATCGTTGGAAGAGTATGAACCCAGGTAAGGCTACACCAGACGCAGATGACATGCAGAGTATACTGGCCAGGACAGAGAACTTCAGGTTGGATATGTCTAAGGCTAACGCTGCTAAGTTCCAGACAGGTGTTATCTCAGGGGCTACACAGTTCCAGCAAGTTAATACTAAGTTCATGGAGAAGCTGTTCGGTAGCTCGTTTACTGTCAGTGAAAAGACGCGGATGGCAGCAGGGCAGATCGCCTTCTTCGGAGCTGCAGGGGTGCCACTGGTTGGGTATATCACTCCAGTCTTCCTGGATATGGCAGGGTTAAATGCTGCCAATCTAAGTGAAGAGGAGATGCGGGCTGTTCGTAATGGAGCGCTTACTTGGTTCTTCAATGACTTTATGGATGTAGAAGCTGTAGTGTCAGGAAGGATGACGCTAGGTGGGGATCTGTTGGAGAAGGTGATGAACACCTCCCTTGAAGGGCAACGGATAGTAGAGATACTTGCTGGCCCCAGTTACAGCCTGTATGATAAAGGTCACAACTGGATCTTTAACATAGGTAATGCGCTATCCGCTGACTTCAGTGCCGAGGGTATGGAGAGTAGTAAGGTGGCGTTAGTAGCTGAAGTGTTGGCCAGATCAACCGCACAGTTTGCAGGGCCATTAGCTAACTCGATTAAAGCTTACGATATGACGCACAGTCAGTTCTATAAGAACGGTGCTGGTCGACCTATCTTCGAGTGGGGGGAGGTTAATACGCAGACTATGCTGTTTCAGGCTGCTGGCTTCTCACCACAAGCAGTTGCTGACTTCTATGAAGTTCATAACCGAGATGGTGGTACCATACCGACCGCGGTTAAGAATGGAGAGGCTAGACGTATTGTTCAGATCATGAACTTATTACATGACGAGAATGAAGATGGAGCCAATGAAGCTGCTCTATACGCCATCAACGCTATAGTCACTAAGTACGGTGACTACGATGACAGGTCTAAGATCACGGCCCAGGTCAACAACTTGATCAAAGAGCCTACCGATGTTTGGGGGAAGGAAGTGAAGAGTTTAGTTGAAGGGTGGGAGAGTGATTTGGAGAAGAGCTGGGGTGAGACACTTGGCTTAGCTAAGGCTAGAACCAATCCACGAATGGCTAGAGAATTTGAAGAGAGAGGGATACAGGAATAATGCCAGACTTTAAAATAGATATCGGTGGGACGGACTTTACAGCCTCCCAACGTACAGTACATGGCCCTGAAGCCTTCAATCAGAAGACGGCTCAGCAAGCTGAAGCTATCTCGAATTTCGTACAGGGGGTTGGTGGAGGGTTTGCTGCAGAGAAGGGAGAGCAGCAGTTAGGGGGTGATGAGAGTCAGGCTGAAGCTACCGCGGTAGTAGAAGCAGCTTTCGCCTTCGACCCTGCTACTAGCGGTGCTACCGAGTTGGCTGAGAATGAACCAACAGCTGATCAGGTGGGACAGAGGAAGCGGGAGTTTCTAGCTAGAGCTGACCTTAATGACAGGCGACTGCAGGCTGCCTTAGATGCTGGAGCTATCTCTAGCGCCGAGGCTAATAACCGCAGGTTGCAGAATAGGAAGGAGTTTGCTGCCAATCCACTGTCAGCCTTGTTCATTAGCTCTTATGACCAAGTAGTTGGGGGTGGATCATCTGGTGCAGCTCGTACAGCTTTCTTCGGGAAGACTCCAGCTGAGTTAGGTAGAGATGCCGCTATTAAGGCACAGGCCACTCAAGCCCAGAGTGATATCTTCATAGCCGAGGAGTTGGTTAGGACAGGGAAGGTGGCTAATACCTCACTGGCTGTAGGGTTTATTCAAGAGCAGCGGGCTAACACTATTATGATTGAAGCGCTTAAACAGCGTGAGACAATCTCTCAGCAGGAAGCCTTTCAGATAGTAGACTTTGATATCGGTCAGCAGTTAGCTGGCGACTCTCAGACTTTCACTACACTACTCCAAGTCCAGGGTGGACTACAGGCCTCTGATATGAGGGATTGGGAGTTGTTTACAGCCACTCAGCTAGAGAGGGGGAGGTTGCAGATAGAGAGGGCTAACTTGAATGAGACAGATCAAGCCAGGGCTATGAAGAGCTTGACTGACACTTATACGACCTGGACAGCTCAGTTAGAGAATGCAGGGTATTCTGAGTTTTACGATAACGTTGTTAAGGACATAGAGAGTGCAGATGGTGCGCTGAAGACTATGACTTACTCTAAGATCTTACGCAGTAACCCAGCTATCTTCACTATTTGGGAGAAGCTGGGGCCAGAGTTGGGGCAGAAGTTCTTAGACGCTTTCACAAACCCCTCCAAACTCTCATCTAAGATGCTGGAGAACTCCCCGATAGGGAAGGCGCTGTCTGAGTTTATGACACAAGAGCAGATAGCTGCAGTTGAACTAGATGCGGTAAACTCCATCATGGGAGGGAAAGCCCCACCTGTAGAGGGGAGTGCGGAAGCGGTAGCGGGGGCGGGTGTATTAAGTGAACCTACGACCTCCCTCCCTATTATCAAGACGCAGGATGCGGAAGAGTTGGAAGCTACATTAGCCTCATTCAAGGGGGTTCATATAGGGGATGCAGTTAACTCGCCTGAGTTCCGTAGAGTGCTGCAGCAAGACCCTGCTAAGGAGCAGGTGGTGTTGAACTCGATGGCAAGGGAAGCCAAGCTGATTCAGTACAACACCGTGGGAGCGCTACCAACCAACATACAGGTATCCCTCCCCACACAGTTCGAGTTTCTGGAACACACTTCAGGTGCCGAGCAGAACGTAGCTGCAGTGCTGGCAGGTGGTGCTAAGAAGACGGTAACAGCTGATGGAGAAATATCTCCACGGATGGTTAGTGACATTTCATCATTAGAGAGGTATGCGCGTGAAAACCCCAGAGTATGGCAAGATAGTTTTGGGTCAGTCGATATTTATCTTAATAGTCTGTTTGGTGGCACTGCTCCCCTGCCCAAAGACCAAACCTCTGTAGAGGGAGAGCCTACTAAGGTTATACCTGAAGCAGAGGGAGAGGCAAGTGGTGAGGGAGGAGAACTATCATCCAACGATGAAGCGGCTGCTATCCGATCTACATCAGGGCAGATGGGAAGGAAGAGAGGGGGGTCTAAGTAATGAAGAGAGGACTGAGAAGTGTATTCCTAAGCCTGGTGTTATTGCTTAGTGGCTGCTCAGCTATGGATCTACTATCTCTGGGGAGTGGCGGTGGCCCTTCCCTGGAGGTGGACACGACTCTG